CTAGCCTGTCTCTACTTTCTTCGCTGTCTCATCGCCTGAGCCCAATTTGCCATCCAAAATCAACGCCGCGGCATCCCATGCCTCTTGTGAGAAGTGTGCGTAAATATCAAGTAGGGTTTCCGCTTTGGCGTGTCCGATAATATATTGCAGCGTTTTGATATCAACGCCTTTTGCTACAGAGTTGGTGGCAAAGGTGTGCCGTAGGTCGTGACTGGTAAACTCAATCTTACGAGTGATGATTGCAACAGGCTTTTTCTTTGTCCGACCCGCTGAAATGCGCTGTGAGACCGTGATGCCGTTGATAGCGTCAAGCAATGTGTCCCATAGATTGCTATGCTCACTCTCCGATATGTGACCCGCCCCGCCGGGGAACACCAACAGGGAAGGGGGACAGCTCTTTTTCCACTCGGTCAGTTCGAGAAGAAATCTATTCGGAACCGGAACCTTACGGATGCCTGCCGCGGTTTTTGGGTCTTTGCCCTTTCCGGCCTTGAAGTCGTAGGAGTGAGAAACGGAGATGCAGCGATTCTTCAAATCTACATCTGCCCATGATAATGCGACGGTTTCACCACGCCGGAGGCCGCAGCAAAGGGTCATCAATGCCAGCATCCGAGCGAGAGGTAGCCTTTTAGCCCTATAGGTGTCAGTATCATTGTCACTCGGCAGCGGTTTTACGTTCCAAATGGCATCTTGCACGGATTTGTCTAAGGCTGTACGCTTTTTCTCCGGGGCATCTTTTGGGGCCTTGATATCTTCCGTAATATCTATCATCATGGCCCTGTTTTTTCGAGCTAAAGCGCAAATTTGTGCCGCGGTCTGTATTACGGCCTTGATGGTCCTTTTTGCATATCCGGCCGCTTCCATTTCAGACACTATCATAAGGAGATCCACCGAAGTCAGTTCGCTGGCTGTCCTGCCATCAAGCGGCGCAAGGTGATTCAATGCACTATTATACATATCCTGTGTCGATTTGCCGATTTGCTTATATTTTATGGCTTTCCAAACCCCGGCCCAGTAACCCCACGTCGAGCGTTTATCCGTGACGACAACGCCCATCTTCTTATCAATACGAATTTGGGCAATCTTATCTTCGCATTCGCTTTGTGTTTCCCCGTAGACGTATTGGCGGATTGGCGTACCGTCCGGTTTGCGGCCGACTGTGACGCTTTTGCGGTATAGGCCACTACTGTGCTTTTTCTTCTTTTTGCGTGCCACGTTTCCGCCTCCTCTTGTCTTAGTTTTTTATAGCTCGACATGATGAGTATTGAGGTGCACGGTAACAACGTGGTCGTCTCGTGGTATACCTGTTCTTTGAATTGCCCTCAAAAATCGCAGAGCATTGGTTGCGAACAAGACCTCGCTGTTGGACAACCCCATGGTTGCGTTTGGCCATCTGGTAGGCTCGTCCCATACAGCGACCATGTCCTTAGATCCACCAATATCATGTACAGCAAAGCCAGCAAGAGACAGTACGTTTTTTAGCCTCTTTTTTGAGCTATGGCAAAACCTAGCAATATCTCTTGTGTCAATGTACCAACGCCCGGAAAACTTCACGATATCCACGGTGCTAGTATTGTTGATTTTAATGGTTAGGCGATCATCGTTATTCATGCTCATTTTTAACAAGAACCATTCCGCTTTCATTTTTTAACCATATAGGCGACACCACCGATATGGCCATTTCACTTTGAAAATTTTTCCGAAATTTGTAATTTCATTACACAAATGCGGAAATATCTGGTATAATGAATACCCTGTCGGCAGCAACTTCGAATGAAAGGGGCTGACCCACGTTGAAACTCATAACAGAAGAAGCCGTAAAGCGGTTTGTAGAATACTACTACATAGCCTATTTGTCGTGTGCCGGCTTTCACAGCAAGGAAGGGTTACTTGTGCTTCTCGACAAGGAACCGGATATAATCCGCATTGCTCTCGAAGAACGAAAGTAATGCCTCGCATTGGCCATCGGTGAGTTGCTTGCCATCGTTAATTTCAACAAGCTTGTTATAGACCTCAAGGGCGTCCTGTTCCACATCGGAACCGGGACGCTCTTTTTTTGCGTCTTGGAGCGGGGGATCGCTAAAATCGTCAAGGGAGCAACCAAGGGCATTAGCTAGAGCCCTCATTGTTTCAAGTTTTGGGTCTTTTGTAATTCCAGCAGTTATTTTATTTATAGTTCCGACTGGAACACCAGAAATCAGGGCCAAATCTTCATTGGTAAGACCTTTTTCTTTTTTCATCCTTTTAATAACATCTAACCACATATCATTCACCTTCCTGACCAAGATTATAGTACTAAGTTCACGATTTGTCAACATAAATTTACCGTTAACGGAAATTTATGCCTAAAAAACTCTTGACAATTGCCGTCAAAGGCAATATAATGAAAATCACATTAACCGTCAACGGTAAAAATGAGAGGTGGATAAAATGTTGTTTAGAAATTTAAAGGCAGAGATGGCAAGGCAAGGTATATCTAATAAGTCACTAGCAGAGCACTTGAACATTACGGATAGGGCTTTACGAAACAAGCTGAGCGGGGCTTCTGAGTTCACTTGGGAGCAGGTTTGCAAGATACAAACAGAGCTTTTCCCGCATATGAACAAAGATTATCTATTCGAAGTAGACGTCGAAGTGCAAGCACGTCAAAGACAAGCGAAAGCGGGGTGAGACAGGTGAAATCAGAAAAAAAGAAACCCGCCATTTTTGTTCCGGGCTTGATAATTTTCAAGCACCACGCAATCCTGCGGCCTGAGGACGAGGAACGCATTGAGCAGAAAGCCTTGAAAAATATTGCGAGAGGCCGAATTTCTGTAGGCCCACAGATGGATGTTTTCATTTTCAAAGACAACGGCGACATTGTCTATCCGCCGCCTGCAGTTAGAGATTCCATTATGGCAGAAGAAATCGCCGCCCTTGTAGTGGAGATACAAGAGCGGCGGGAAGCTGGATCAACCATTGGAGGGTTGCTTGCTGCTCACTTCAGCAAGAAGTTTCAACCTAGCGTTAGTTGTTCATAAAAATCATTGTATAGTGCTTTATATCTGTCTAGTGTAGCTGTCGTAATCGAAGTGTTTGAGTTAATTTCTCCGCTTTGGCAATGTGCATCAACAAGAGGTCTTAGAAATTGCAGGGCTAAATCATGGGCAATTATGCAAGAGTTCATGCGACCGTTAACATACAGCTTATCCACGGGTTTCACCTCCTTTCGCCGCTATTCTACCACGGCGTCGTGGAGCGGGGCAAGCGCAGAAAGGGGGCGGATTAACAAATGACCACATTTGAGGAAAGACAAATGGTTCTGCATATGGCGGAAGACCTCAGTAGGCGATACAAGAAAAACTCACTAACAGCTAGTGAGTTTGCGGAATATCTTGGGAAAAGCAGGCAATACGTTTGCGAGAAAATCCGCCGCGGGGAGCTGCCGGGATATAGATGCGGCCAATCATTCAACGTCCCGGTGCGTGCGATTGCCTTGTGGGAGCTTCGCATATCAAAGACAAAAACGACCACATGACCCGCCCCGGAGCGGGACAAGCATAGCAGGTGAAAGCCAGCAAAAGGAAGGAGATACATCATGTCAAACCGAATTACCGCCAAACAAGACCGGGCAAGGTTTCTTGCTGAACTTTCGCTCAAAAACCAAGGGCCGGAGCCGATTGAGCTATCGTTCGGGACGATGTTCGACGGCAACGAGCATACTGAATATGTCGAAATCAAAGCGGCTCCCGGAGTTGTTTTGCGAGAAATCTTTGAGATTGCCGGAAAATACGGGGTTGTTGACCAGCTCCGCAGATACGACGGAATTTTAGTCACGTTCGCCGACCCGAAAGAGGAGGATTCCGATGGGTAAAGTTAAAACCGACGTAAACACGACCGAATTGGAGCGGGGCGATATTCTAATGGATGAATCCACGCCAGAAGGGGTATGTACCGCAACAGGCACTTGTCGATTCTGCGGACAACTTGTAGAGGTTGGTCTCCAACCCGGCACAGTTGCGGCCGATGCAGCAGCATCAATAAAATGCGACTGCTACAAGGCCAAGGCAGAGCGCAAAATCTTGGCGCAGGTGGAATCCGCCGGCGACCGTGTCAATGCGCTGTTTGGAGCTGAAGCTGCCGACCTCGAATTTCGACCGCTTACGGAGCGGAAGCCTATCGCCCTGTTACACCAAATCGTAGAGTATGTCGCCAGAGGTCACATATCATCGGCGGTCTTGCAAATACACGGCACCTGCAAGGCAAAGGTCAGCGTCACGAGCAAAGGGAAAATCAAGGTCGAGCGGAGTGAAACCAAGACCCACGGGCTTGAGTCCGCAGGGTAAGGCCATTTAAAAAGGAAGGGAGAAGCACCATGAGTAATACAACAATTATCCACATCGAGACCCACAGAATAAAGCCGCACCCCAAAAATGTCCGCCGAGAACTGGGCGACCTGTCGGAGCTGGCCGACAGCATAAGCGTACACGGCATACTGCAAAATCTGACAGTAGTGCCGGTTGACCCGGAGCTGCACCGAAAGAAAGTATCCGGGAAAAAGGCATATCCCGGAGATTATTGGGCAGTTATAGGGAACCGCCGTCATGCCGCCGCTATCCGTGCCGGGCGGGTCATAGTGCCTTGCGTCGTGGCAGACATGGACGAGAAAACGCAAGTCGCAACCATGATGATTGAGAATCTCCAACGGAGTGACCTTACATATTTAGAGCAGGCGCAGGGATTCCAAACGATGATAGACATGGGCGAATCCGTGAACGACATTGCAGAACAGACGGGGTTTAGCAGGGAGACTGTCCGTAAGCGTGTTAAATTGCTGGAGCATGATGCCGGGCAGCTACAACAAGCACAGGAGCGAGGTGCGACCTTGCAAGACCTCGCAGAGCTTGACAAAATAAAAGGCCCGGAGTTGCGGCGCGAGGTTTTAGATGCCGCCGGCACGGCAAATTTTGCTCACAAACTAAAGTCTGCAATCGCCCGGCAGGAATCGGCCGAAAAGAGGGAGGCCATGCTTGCAGAACTCCGAACGTTCGCCACGAAAATCGAAAAGTCGGACACCGCCAACAAAAAGGTGGTGAAGTATTTAGAACCGACGGACTTCAAAAAGCCGGATGATGCCGGGGAGCGGGAGTATTTCTTTATCGAGGACGGCTACTGGGTCAAACTCTACACATGGCCCGCTGCACAAGATGAGGCCGAAGATACGGAACAGGCGCAGGCAAAGCAACGTGAAAAAGAGCGCATCAACCAACTTGACAGCCTTGCCCGGCAGACATATGAACTGCGGCGGGATTTCATCAAGGGCCTAACGGGCCTCAAGAAAAACCATGAAACATTACCAATCATCGTTGAATTCGCAGTAGAGACCATGTTCCATACCGGGCATAGGAGTTTTAAAGGCGAGCAGTTTATGAAACTGCTGGATTTAGAAGTAGCCGAGGACGGCAGTATTGACGTGGAGTTGCTTTCTGATCCTGTTTCATCAAGCCCGGAGCGGGTTTTGCTTCTGGCGGCCTATTCCAACAGTCACGATGGGTCACGCCAAAGCTACCACGATTGGCGAGGGGAGTATGAAGAGTGGGAGGCCCTCGACAGGGTGTACAGATACATTGAACGGCTCGGCTATGAGCCGTCCGATGAGGAGCGGGCGTATCGGGATGGGACGCACGAACTGTTCGCCGGTGGCGAGAATGAGCAATGAGCCGGGCGAACAAGCCGTGGCTGCCGGAAGAGGAAGAATACCTCGCCGAACATTGGGGATATTCCCCTGTTCCAAGTCTCAGCAAAGCACTAGGCAGAAGCAAAAACGCCATAATGTGCAGGGTTCATAAACTGGGGCTTCCTCCGTTTCTTGAAAGTGGCGACTACATAACGCTAAATCAACTCACTATCGCTGTAACAGGTTCCTCGACAAACTACTCGTACAAGATGGAAAGCTGGGTAAAAAAGCGGGGCTTGCCTGTCCACAACAAGCGGAAAAATCGTTCTACGTGGCGGGTTGTATACCTCAATGAGTTTTGGAAATGGGCTGAGAAAAACAGGTCTTTTATCGACTTCTCGAAGATGGAGCCGCTGGCCCTCGGAGAAGAGCCGGCTTGGGTAAGCGAACAGCGGAGCAAAGACTTTCGTGCGTTTGCTGTCCAGCGAAAAGATCCGTGGACAACCGAGGATGACGACAAGCTGAAATCGCTGTTAAAAATGCACCGATACGGGTATGCGGAACTGTCGAAAATGTTACGCCGTTCAGCAGGCGCAATCCAGCGCAGGACAGCTGACCTCGGACTAAGGGAGCGGCCTGTGAAAGCAGATAACCGAAGCCACGAGTGGACGGACAAGTGCTACAGGATACTCGCAGACGGCATCCGTGCAGGTGACAGCTATACGCTGATTGGAGAGGCGGTAGGCAGATCGGGAAAAGCAGTACGGGGCAAGGTGTACTACGAGTATCTTACGGAAAATGCGGACAAGGTGCGTGCGATGCTAGGATCCGGCGAATGGGGCGCAGGTGCACCCGATCCGACGGTCAAGCAGGCGGTGGTCCTCTCCAAAACACGCACCGCCACGTTGAAAGAGCTGTCGCAGCTTGCGGGGATTCTGGCATACAGGCGTAATGAACTCGGATATGAGCCTTATTGGCAGCGGCATATGTGCGTGAAGTGGCACGACATCAAGGGCTGTACAGCCGGTTGTGATAACTGCGACACCTGTACTGAATTTGAGCGGATACGTCCCCAATACTGCGCCCGCTGTGGTATCACATTTTACGAGCGACAAAAGGCCACGTTTTGCGCGCCGTGCAGGACGGCCCGCAGAAAGAGCCATCAGAGGAAATATGCGGTCATGGCCGCAAGAGGAGGACGATGATGGAACGGTTGACAAAAACTGGTTTTAATTATGATTCAGGCTTTGTTGCTAGTAGATTGCAATCATGGGCTATTGCACGCGCACTCAAAAAGTTGAGTGCCTACGAAGACAGCGGCCTCACCCCGGAGCGTGTGGCAGAGCTGGCAGAGGCGGAGCGGGATGGGCGGCTGGTGGTGTTGCCGTGTAAGGTAGGAGGTCGATGCCATACTCTCAGGATCGCAGAAGAGACGACAATTAAGAGTGGCATAGTGGAGGATATTTTACTTTTAGTCAAAGCAGATAGCGGCGAAGCTATGATAATGACTAGGAGAAACACCTTTCGCTCCCACGCCGGAGCTAAAGCCGCACTTGCGAAGATGCAGGAGGGCGGGTAAATGCAAAAACGACCGAAATCATGGATAATCACAATTGCCCTGATATTCCTTGCCATCGTCGCTGTGATTATCGTGGGTTACATCGCCGCAGAGCCGCCCCTGGTCGAACATCCGGGTATTGAGTTTTTGGGCGAAGGGGTCGAAGCTGTTGTTCCGACCTCGCCCGTCCGCACCGAGATGCCGGAGATTATAATCAGGACGTTTATGCCTGATTTGCCGTGTGATGGAGAATACACACCGTTGGGCGATGAGGAGAGGAAATAGCATGACACCGTGGAAGCTTAACGAAATTAGAGAGCGGTGCGAGGCTGCAACGCCGGGGCCGTGGATGGGTGATGATAACGGGTGTTACGTCTTTGGGCCTGAGCAGATGATGATATGTCAGATTAGGGGCTGGGGACACTTAACGGGTGGAAGACAACGCCTGAGCGATGACGAGGCAATCGCCATTCAAGAGGCAAACGAGAAATTCATCGCCCACGCTCGGCAAGATATCCCGGCGTTAGTGGGCGTGGTTGAAGAGCTATTGGAAGCCTTGAAAGACGCACAGACAAAATCGGAGGCGTTGGAGCGGGCAATGAGAGGCTACTGCATATGTTGCGCCAATATCCGACCGCCAGAAAAAGGAGCTGCCGCCGAACGGTTCCCACTTATGGGAATTTGTGAGCATTATCCTCGTCTCGTAACGGCTTTTAGCGCAAAGCAAAAACTAGATTGTAAGTACTGGAAATTCGACGAGGCTCAGTTTGCGGGGGAGGCATAAAAGATGTATACATTTTCATTTCAATCTGATTCATTGCCAGAATGTATTGATTATCTGGAAGATTTAGTGATGACGCTAAGGTGTGGCATGGACGAGATTAAGGTTGACACAAAAGAAAATGTTGATGCAATGTTGGCGGATGCAAATCAAAAGGTTCAATGTCCTGTTTGTAAGTGCGAAATGGACTATTGCGGTGCCGGTGAATACGTCTGCCTTATTGCTTCTTGCCGGCACAGATTCCACAAAAGTGTTTAGGAGGTGCGAGATGTCTGAAAAACCGATACTATTCAGCACACCGATGGTGCAGGCGATACTCGACGGGCGAAAGACGCAGACACGGCGGGTCATGAAGCCGCAGCCTACGCTAGAATGGGCACCGCACAGCTACGGCGAGGTTCACAAAATGAAAGATGGCATTTTTGTCCTTGTCTTTGATGAGCCTGTTGTTATCGGGTGGGGGGCGTCAAACGTCGATGGAGACGAAGCGCACAAATCACCCTACCAACCCGGCGATGTTCTATGGGTGCGGGAGACGTGGAAATACTACGAAAAAGCCGTCGGAAAAGGAGAGGAATTTCATGTTGAGCAGAGGTTTGCTTACAAAGCGGACGAATCTGATTATGAAGAAGGAAGACCTGTTGAATGGTATGACGGCAAGTGGCGTCCCTCCATCCACATGCCCCGTGACGCCGCCCGGATATTCCTGCGGGTGACGGATGTGCGGGCGGAGCGGTTGCAGGAGATTTCGGGGCGTGACGTGATGCACGAAGGAATAAATCCACATTGGTGGAACGGCGAGCCTGAGCGTTGGAACAACGAACAACGCCGTGCTTTTCAAAAGCTATGGAACAAACACTACGCCGCCCCAAAACCCGTCAAGTCTAATGGGGTGATAACACACTATGAATCCTATCCGTGGTCCTATCCGTGGGAAGATATAAGAGAGGTTCGGGAACATAAGGGCTTGAAGTGGTATGTCATCGGCAATCCGTGGATATGGGTGTACACTTTCGAGCGGATTCAGCCGGAAGGGGTGTAGGCAGATGGATAGAATGTTGATGTTGCCCGTTGGTATGATTTCAATAATTGTCGGTTTAGTCCTATGGGGTGTGGTATATGGTATCGCTGAGTTCACGCAAAATGATTTTGATAAAAGGAAACACTTCATTGAGATGTGGGCTTGCGTTTTACCTCTGTTTTTAATCGTACCGCCGTTTCTTGCTATCGCTTTGTTGTTTTGACGTGCTCGGCAAGAAGTTTGTTAGACAAATTTAAGTATATGGAGAGAATGCTATGATAGACATCAATAACCTGTGTTCGTCAAGTAGAAAATGCAGCGAAGGGGCTCGAAAAAGTGCAGCAGGGCTTTAGCACCGGGCTGACCAAGGTTGTTGCGTGTTGTATTCCAGAAGCTCCTTTGTTGCACTTTTGGAGCCCTTTTGCAGCAGTATTGCGGGCTGAATTGCGTGTTTTGCGGGCAGAGATTTTTGGAGGGAACCCGATGCCAAGAATCGGACGCATAAGCAAAGTTTTTGCCCCGCACTATGGATATTGCTATCGTTGTAAAACTGCTTGGAAGTTTGCTAATGGGCATAAGACCTCGTATAGCCCCAAGAGAGCATGTTTTCCCCTATGTGAACGCTGTTGGGGAGAATTAACGACAGAGAAACGCCTCCCGTACTATCGGGTACTGTGGGAAGCGTGGGGTGACGGCACTACCGCTGAAGAGTGGGAACTTATTAGAAAGGCGGTTTTAGATGGGAGATAATAATTCAGGAGGCTATACCTATGACTGATAAAAATTTCGCCAATGCGGCAATGTGGCTGGCCGTGGGGGCTACTATAAGCGTTGCTATCATGACAACTGAAAATCTGGCAACGCTATGGTTCTTCCTGTTACCAGCCCTTGTTGGCAAAGAGTAGGAGATGAAAAAATGAACCTGAACGAATTGATTTTAGATACGGAGTTATTGTCGAGAGTGATTGTTGCATTCGGCGAAAAATCGCAAACAGACATGGCGATTGAGGAAATGTCGGAGCTTACCAAAGCCATCCTCAAATACCGCAGGGCGAAAAGCTTCGAGGAAAGCAACGTCATGAAAGAGCAAATCATAGAGGAGATTGCCGATGTCTATATCATGCTGGCGCAGTTGGTGCTCATCTATGATGGCGTTTTATGCAGTACCCGTGTCCAGTCCATAGCTTTTGAGAAAATGGCTCGGTTGGAAGAGCGGCTAAAGCAGTATCAGGCCGTATGAACGGAGCGGGACATGAGCAACATCCGCAGAATACAACATCTGGCCTCGCATTCCAAGAAGATGCGTGTCCGAAAGAAAAACAAGAAACGTCTTATGAGGCTTGGGGTCATACCTAGCGTCGAACGTATCGCAGAGGGCCTTAGGCGTTTGTCTGCGGCGATGCGCGCGGCCGGGATGAGCGTAGAAGAATTTAGCCGTATGGTGAAAGCGTGGCAGTCATTTGGAGGGAGCGAATGTAGTGAGCAAAACGAAGACGGACAAGCCCAAAAATAAATGCAAGACATGCCGATATCACGGCGTGATTAGAGACGGTGACATAGTTTTCTGCGACTACATGAGTATAAGAGGCCGGCGGCGACCTTGCTTGGTTGAAAATTGCACCGTCTGGGAGCCGATTAAACGAAGGAAAAAACACTAAAATCAAGGAAGGAGCGAGACAGGACGATGAGACGATACACCACATGTCCAAACCCATGCGCATCTTGCGGGGCCAACAACGACCCCGGAGAGCGTTGCGATTGCCAAAGGGATGTTGTCACTCCACCCCACACATCTGCCGAGGAGCGGGCTGCTGTGTGGGCGGAGCGGGGCATGTCGGGAGCATAAGTAGCAGTAATGCCGCCGACGCCACACAAGAGCATCGGCGGCGAAACTAAAACGAGTCAAGCGGGGGCCATGGCCCCCATTCAGGGTTCTACGAGAATAGTATCTTAACGCCCACGGAAGGAGTTGCGCATTTATGCCAGACGTAACCATATACCGAGAAACGGCCTATTATTGCGGGGAAGAGTATCTTGATGTCTATATATACCCGGTTTACAAGCGGCCGGGGCAGAGAGCCAAGAAAGCAAAGCCGACAACGGAGACGCAGGCGAAGCTCAATGAGCGACACGCCGCAGAAAAGTTAGGCCGTTTGCTTAATACCAATTTCACACCCAATGACTTAAGTTTCGGATGCTCATACAGAGTGAACCCGGAGAGCGATGATCAAGTGAAGAGAGATGCGCACAACTATCTCGATCGTCTGCGCCGCAGGTATAAAAAGGCCGGTGTTCCGCTGAAATACATAATGGTCATAGAAAAGAGCAAAGCGGGAAGGTATCACCTTCATGTCATCATTAACGACGCTGGCATAGACAGGGATGAGCTGGAACGGATTTGGGGGTACGGTTATGCGAACTCTAAGAGGCTAGAGTTTGGTAAGACAGGCCTCGTTGGGTTAGCAAAATATATCACCAAAAGGCCCATCTTTGGAAAGAGATGGAACGCATCAAAGAACCTAATCCATCCGCAACCCAAGCCGAATGACAGACGCATCCGCTCCCGCCGCAAAGCCGCCGCCTTGGCAAAAGACCCGGAAGACCGTCAGCCGTGGGAGAAGCTTTACCCGGATTATATTATGGCCGAGGTGGTACCGTTTCATAATGACGAAAATGGTGGTGTGTATTTGTTTGCAAGGTTGTACAGGAAGGATGGGGTTTATTCTACTGCCTCGGACAGAAGCCGGGCGAGGCCGAACGCCCATCATTTAGATAAAACGTAGGAGGTGTGCCAGTATATGGATTGGAAGCGAGAGTCTATAGAAAAATTAAAGGGCTATGAGGCTCGGAGACAGGCAGTCAAAAGTGTAGAGGCAGAGCTAGCCATGCTGGAAGACGACTTTGTAAGCCTGCAAAGTACGGCTACAGATGGAATCCGAGTGACCGGGAGCGGTGGAGATAAAGAGAGTGCTCGATTATCCAACATTGCCAGACGGGGAGAACTGGCACGGGTGTTAAAGCAAACAAAACTGCAGGTCACAATGGTTGAATGTGCCTTGGTGATGCTAAGTGACGATGCACGCAGGGTGTTGGAACTGTTTTTTATCAAACCATGTGAGGGATACGTAGAGAAGTTGTGCGGAGAGCTGAATATCAGCAAGACCGAGGTGTACAGAATAAAAGACCGAGGCTTGTACCGGTTCACACTCGCCTTGTATGGTGCCACCGAAAGTTAAGTTGGGAAAAATCCGGGACGATTTTTCATTTTTAACGTGTTATTATGGTAACAGGGAATAGTTTGACATGGGCTATTGCTCCATTGTTCCTTTCTCCTTCCTTTTTTGGTGCCGTCACGGAGCGTAACCGTGGCGGCATCGCTATTTTGCAACTTAACTAAGACATAGTTTATCGCCTAGTGGTGCCGATGTCGCATCGGCGGCGGTTTTTGGTTCCTTCTCGGCGGCAACGCCGATGCGGGGCAGAGAACCCCGGGACTTTCCCGCACGAAAATGATTTTATTTGGAGCGTTTCGTTACGCTTGAGGGGGTGGCGGCGGTGGCTGGATTGCCGGAGTTTTGCGATTCGACGCAGATTGCGCAGTTGTTTGGGCTTACGACCCGCCGGATCCAGCAGTTGACGCAGGACGGGGTACTTGAGACCAACCACCACGAGGGCAAAGCCGGGCGGTATGCGACCGAAAAAACAGTTCGGGCATATATCAAATTTCTGAGCGACAAGGCGCATGGGCGTGAGCAAAAAGATGGCTTGGCGGAACTCATCGAGTTGAAACTGCGGGCGGATGTTCGCTATAAGGAGCTGCAGGGCGAGCTGCATCAGATGAAAAAAGACGTGGCCGAGGGGCGGTACCTGCTCGTGGAGGAGGTGCAGCTGGATTTGGGCAAGTTTTTCGTGGTGTTCAAAAAGTTCGCCCAAGCCATCCCGGGGCGAGTTGCCGGGCAGCTGGCCGGGCATTTGGATTCCGTTGCGGCGAGAGCCGTGGAGCGGGAGCTTGCCGACGAAGTAGCCGGGATGTTGGCCGCTTTCGTTGCGGCGGGGCAGTCGGCGGCCGATTTGGGGGCTGGTTCGCCGGTAGGCGGATCGGTTGCGGGTTCGGGAGCGGGTTCCGCTGCGGAATCGGTGGCCGGACAGTCGGTGGCCGAGCGGGCGACGGACAGGAAGCCTGTGGGGAATAAATCTAAAGGCGGAAAATCCGGGGCGGGAACGTCTCGGGTCAGAAAGAAGCCAGCCGCAAAAGTGCAGGATGGAAAGGACGGCACAGAGCCGATCGAGGGTGAGAAACCCGGAGTGGGGAAAGCTCGGGCTAAAAAGAAGCCCGCTGTGCCATTGCCGGAGAATCACGATGGAGCGGGCAGGAAGGAGAAGGAACATGATACTAACACAGGAACAGCTAAACGCAATTCGGGTGAGGTGTGAGGCGGCCACAGCGGAGCCGTGGGAAGCAACCGGGACGTATGGTCATATGTTGGCCGTAGACACGGACAACCCGTATGATATCGAGTCGATTTTCGGTGAGCTTTTTCGAACCAATCCCAATTTTGAAAATGATATGGCCTTTATCGTTAATGCTCGGGCGGATATTACGGCGTTGCTGGGTGCGCTGGAGAGTGTTACTACCTCGACCGAGTGCCATCTTGGACGTATTGAGATGATGGTACGCGAGCACGGTCGCTTAAAAGCTAAGGCGGAGGCATTGGAGCAGGCGTTGAAGAGTATGTCTCACTCCAAAAGCAATTATCGCATGTGCTGTCAGGCTTGCGTAAAGAGGGATTGCTGTCCATATAAAGAACCATTTGGCCGATTTGAGTGCTTCGAGTTCGACGAGGCGCGGTTTGCGGGGGTTGGTGATTCGGGGTGAGGCAGTACCGGCAGCGGAAGTATGTAGCACCGGCGTATTTGCTCAGGGCGTTGGAGCATCTGCGGCCGCCGGAGAGTTTGACGGTTTCTCAATGGGCAGAGCGGGAGCGGGTGCTGGATGAACGCTCGGCTGCTATGCCCGGGCCTTGGCGGAACTCGGTGACACCGTATCTCGTAGGTATCATGGACGAGTTTAGCAACTACGGAACGGAGGAGATTATATTTTGCAAGGCCACACAGGTGGGCGGCACCGAGGCATTACAAAATATGATTGGTTATGCGGTGGCCCAAGACCCGGGGCCGATGATGGTTGTTTATCCGACTGACCAGCTGGGGGAGCGGACTGTAAAAAACAGGCTTACTCCTATGATACGAAACTCACCCCAACTGAAAGAACGTTTCATTGAGCGCATCAGCGGCAAGGACGAGTTGCAATTTGACAACATGTTCATCGCCATTGTTGGGGCCAACAGTCCCAGCGGGGTGTCTTCTACGCCCATCCGTTACCTATTTTTGGATGAGGTGGATAAATTCCCGGGAGCTAGTAAAAAGGAGGCCGACCCAATTAGTCTGGCCGGGGAGAGAACAAAAACTTACCACAATCGGAAAATCTGCAAAGTTTCTTCTGCCACATTGCGAACCGGTCATATTTGGAAAGCGATGGAGGGGGCTGACGAGATACGGCATTATTTTGTGCCTTGTCCGCATTGCGGGGTTTATATCGAACTCAAGTGGGTGCAGGTCAAGTGGCCCGGTAAGGAGAGCGGCCTTTCAAATGAGGAGCGGGCAGAGATGGCGAGCTATGTGTGCCAAGCCTGTGCCGTTGTGATTACCGACCAAGACAAGAGCCTGATGCTCCGGCGTGGAGAGTGGCGGGCGGTTAAGAAGTCGGCCGGTGTGGTTAAGAAGGTGGCCTTTTGGCTGAACACTTTATATTCCCCATTTGTGCGGTTTACGGAGATGGCAAAGGAGTTCATGGACTCCAAAGACGACCCAGACCGGCTGCACAACTTTATAAACTCGTGGCTGGCAGAGCCTTGGGAGGACACGAAGCTCAAGACCAACGCAGAGTTGGTGCTGGAGCGGCGGACAGAGACATCCGCCGGTACTGTGCCGGATTGGGCGGTACTCCTTACCGGCGGGATAGATGTGCAGGAGGCCAGCGTCTATTGGACGATTCGGGCTTGGGGCGATTACATGACCAGTCAGAACGTGGCATACGGGCAGGCTCTCAGCCTTTCCGAAGCCGAGCGGGTTATGAATGCGGAGTTTTTGCGGGAGGATGGTACGCCCATGATTGTCGGGCTGACTCTCGTTGACTCCGGCGACCAGACGGATATGGTGTACGACTTTTGCCTGCAAAACTCCGAGTGGGCCTTGCCTTGTAAGGGTACGGCCGCACGAGAGAGTGCCTTTAAACTAAGCACAGTCAACAAGCCCGGGGCACGGGCATACGGAATGACGCTGGTGTTGGTGGACGGCGGCCAGTATAAGAAGATGATTGCAGGGCGGATGCGGCGGAAGAATGGCAAAGGGTCTTGGATGGTTCACCGGGACACGGATATGGACTACGCCAATCAGGTGACGGCGGAGCATGAGGTCATCGAACGCTCGGCCAACGGGCGGGAGACGACCAAGTGGGTGCCGAAACAGAGCCATGCGGACAATCACTATTTGGACGCAGAGGTCTATGCCATGTGCGCCGCTGATATTAAGGGTATCCGCTACCGCTATTTGCAGACCGAGGCAGAGAAAGAGCCGGAGCGGGCGGAGACAGAGATGCCTGCGGGCGGGCAGGATGGGTGGATACAGGCTAATGAGAAGTGGTTGGGCAGGAACTAGCTAGCCGTTGGAGGTTCGGGCCACAATGTGTACCGAACCAAAATATGGGAGGAAAAGCAAAATGAATGAGCGGTATTTATTTCGTGGGAAAAACATTGATGATGGCGAGTGGGTGCAAGGTCATATTTGGGGGGTAAGACCAAAAATAAACGGCGAGCAAAAAGATTTTGCTGCGATGATAGCGCACATTCCAACTGAGGATACATACGTTTCGACATGGTATGCAGTTGACATTGCCACAATCGGGCAATGCACCGGGATACAGGGTGAGGCATATATCGGCAGCCTAATCTTCGAGGGCGACATACTTGACGATGGTGACATTCGTGGCGTGGTCGAGTGGCAATGCGACGGGTGGGGTGTTCGGTGTAGTCCGTTTAGCGATTCAAACCTCGGCATGAAAATTGAATCGCTGTGTGACTATTTGGCAAGCGATGCAACAATCATCGGGAACATCCACGATAACCCGGAGCTTTTGGAGGTTGCCGATGGAAGATAACATTTTAGCGGGACTTGGGCAGACGCCGAAGAGTATGTTGGAGGCGGTCAATCAGGCCATTGTGCAGGTTTTGATTGGCGGGCAGGTTGTGAAGCTGGGGTCTCGGACGGTGACACGGGCGGATGTGAATGCGCTGCGGAAACTGAAAGCGGAGTTGGAGGCGCAGGTGGCCCAAGAGGGTACGCCGGGGCTTTTGGATAATACATTTGTGGCAGTCTTTGATGGGCGGTGATGAGATGAGTTGGCTAGACAATGTAATCGGATTTTTCTCCCCGAGAACGGCGTTTGAGCGACAACGCTGGCGGCAAGCTCGGGAGCTTGAGCGTAGTTATGACGCCGGAGGCCATGACCGTATCAATTCTCGCTGGCGGGCTGAGAACCAGAGCGGAGAACTGACCGACCGGGGACAAAGGGACACCGTCCGGGCAAGAGGCAGAGACTTAGAACGTAACAGCGACATGGCCAAGGCCGTTATACACTCGTTCCGGCGCAACGTGGTCGGGCGGGGCTGTACGCTGAAAGCCAGGACGGAAAACGGAGAGTTAAATGACAGACTGGAAGAGCTGTGGAAGCAATGGACGAGGAAACGAAGTTGTGACGTATCCGGCACACAGAGCTTTAACCAGATGATGCGAATGGCTGTCGCCCGCAAGAAAGTGGACGGCGGCTTGATTTTTCTTAGACGTTACACACGGAGCGGCCTCGTACCTTTTAAGCTCCAAGTGCTGGAAGTGGACGAATTGGCCACAGACCGGACAGAACCCCGGCGGAAAAGTAACCGGGTGGCCGGCGGGATTGAGTTTGACCGCTTTAATCGGCCTGTAGGGTATTACTTCAGGCAGTATACGCTGGACGGCTTCACGGTGATGGAGCCGGTCTACGTTCCGGCCCGTGACGTAATTTTCTATTATTCACGCAACCGTCCCTCCCAAGTACGGGAGATGAGCGATTTGTCGGCAGCCATCCCTCGTATTCGTGACGCTAACGAGTTCATCAACGCTGTATCCGTCAAGGAGCGGGTGGCGGCTTGCTTGGGTTTGGTTATCAAAAGAATACTCCCGACCGGCGGTCTCGGGCGGGATTCTTCCGCAACCGACGGAAGTGGGCGGTTTAGCTACAAGGATAAGACACTTTCCCCCGGCATGATTATGGAGATGAACGCCGGGGATGAGGCACAGGTCGTAGACCCCAAAGGTACGGGTGGAGATGCGGCGGAGTTTCTGCGGCTCCAACAGGGGCTAATCGGTGCCGGGCAAGGTCTCAGTTACGAGACCACCACACGGGACATGAGCCGGACGAACTACTCTTCGGCAAGACAAGGTCTCATCGAGGACGAATTGACTTTCTTTGAAGAAAAAGAGTTGCTTCAGGAAGTTATGACAGAGATATATGAGACCTTTGTCATCTCTGTCTATCTGGCCGGGCTGGTCGATATGCCGGGCTTTTGGGAGCAGAGAGCTTATTACATGGCCCATGACTGGGTGGATGCACCACGCCGGTGGATTGACCCGCTGAAAGAAGCGAAGGCAAATCAGGTCGCCTTGCAGACCGGGCAAAAGTCCTTCCAGCAGATTGTAGCGGAGAGCGGGAAAGATTGGAAGGAATACTTGAGAGAAACGGCGGAAGTTTTGGATTACGCCAAGGAACTCGGAATTGACATAGAGATAGGGGGTGTAATTTTTGGCGAAAGAAAACCATTTGACCCAAAACCAAACCAAGGGTCGGAGTAAGAACGAGGGAACCCGCAGCTTTGCGGCCAGCTTTCGTACCGTCGAGGGCGAGGGCAACGAGCGGCGACGGATTCTCAGCTTTTCCAGCGAGACACCTGTTCAACGTTGGTTCGGGGCGGAAATTTTAGACCACAGTCCGGGTGCGATTGATATGTCCCGCTTGGAGGAAATCGGCGTGGTGTTGTTTAACCACCACCGAGACCGGGTGCTGGGGAAAATCCACAGAGCTTGGGTGGAGGACGGCCGAGGCTGTGCGGAAATCGAGTTTGACGATGACGCAGAGACCGAGGTGGTGTTCCAAAAGGTGGCTAACGAGACGCTGCGAACCACGAGCGTCGGGTATCGGGTCGATGCCTTTGAAACGGTTAAGACCGGGTCTACATCCACGGACGGCCGGTTTGCCGGCCCCTGTGACGTGGCGAGGAAGTGGACACCTTATGAAATCTCTATCGTATCCGTACCGGCAGACGCCACGGTTGGCGTGGGCCGGGAGATGGATGTAATCGGCGGCGCACCAACGCTGGAAACATATGAAAAGCAAATCCAAGTAAACAAAAACTATGTAGGAGGATAGCAGTAATTATGGACGAATTTTTGAGAAGACAAGAGGCAATTGTCGCCTTGGCTCGTAGTGAGGGCCGGGATTTGACAGAGGATGAGCGTCAGGAATTTGACACCTTGCAAAGGAAAATCGATGACGCACGGACGGCGAGGGCAGGTCAACCGCCGGAAGGAGAACCGGGGGAACCCACGGAAGTAACACCGGCGGTACGGCAACAGGCAATTCAAGAGGAGCGGGTACGTACCGCTGAGATTCTTGGTATTTGTCAGCACTTTGGCTTGCCGCCTGCGGAGCATATCCGTAGTGGTGCGACTGTCGATAGGGTGCGAGAGGATGTTATCCGCCATCTGCAAGAGACCGGCGCACCGCTCAATGTCAGCGTGCAGCGGGACGAGGCGGACAAGTATCGGTCAGCCGCCGTGGACGCTCTGCTCATGCGGGGCGGCTTGACGGTGGAGAAACCGGCACCGGGTGCTACGGAGATGCGTCACATGAGCCTGCGGGACTTGGCGATTGAAAGCTTGGAGCGAGAGGGCGAGACGGGCCTACAGCGCATGAGCAAAGATGAGCTGTTTACTATGCTCAGTCGCCAATTCTTCAACCCGACGGCAGCGTTCCCGGCCATTTTGGATGATGCTATCAACAAGAGTTATGCAACCGGCTACCAATCCGTGCCGGCTACGTTCGACATTTGGACGAGCGAGGGGTCGCTTTCTGACTTTAAGGCCACGAAGAGCGATTATCTGGCCGGGCCTGCGGGCGACTTCAAGCTGGTGCCGGAGGGCGGCGAACTCAAGCACGACACGCCGGTGGACGCAAAACTGCCCCAGCGCAAGCTGGAAACCTATGGGCGGCAGTTCACAATGAGCCGTCAAGCGTTTATCAATGACGACATCGGCTTCTTGACCACGGTTCCGTCTCGCTATGCGGCGGCGGGTCGGCGTACCATCAACAAGCAGGTGTACAGCATCCTGTTTAACAACCCGGCAATCTATGACGGGACACCGTTGTTTTCTACCGGGCATCGGAACTTGATTGCGACCGGCACAGATGTCAACGCCGAGGCCATCCAGCGGATGTATCTCTTGATGCAGACGCAGAGGGATCAGTTTGACGAGGCTATCACTCTGACACCCGCCTTTTTGGTGGTGCCGGTGGGCTATGGATTTGCCGTCAGGACGATTCTGGGCAGCCCGACCATCAACACGCCGGGCAATACGCAGGCCGTTAACCCGCTGTACAATGCGCCCCTGACGGTTGTCGAGGAGGGGCTGCTCAACAGTCTGGCGGGCAACAATGCAATCCCGTGGTTCTTGGTGGCCGATAAGAACCAAGCCCGGAGCATTCAGGTGGACTACCTTAACGGGCAAAAGATTCCGACGATTCGCCGGATGGAGACACCGGGCCAGCTCGGCTTTGTGTGGGACATTTACCACGACTGGGGTGTTACTGTCGTAGACTTCCGTGGCATTGCAAAAAATCCGGGTGTGCCGCTGAGCATCAACCCGTAAGGAGGAGCAGAATATGAAAGCTACATTTTGGCAGGCAGGGAATGCCTTGGACTATCAAAACACCGGCAACACCGTCATCGAGGCGGGCAGCGTGGTTGACCTGAACACCCGCATCGGCGTAGCGGGGACGAACATCCAGCCGGAACAGGTGGGGAGCGTCCATGTGGAGGGCGTATTTGTTATGCCGAAGGCGGCGGGTGCCATTGCCTTGGGGGCGGCTGTGTTTTATAACAGTACCGCCGGGAACATCACCACGACGGGGGGCGGCAACACACCGGCGGGCTACGCCGTGCAGGCCGCCGCTGCGGACGGCGTGACCGTTTACGTCAAGCTGCTCGGTTAGGCGGTGCGGCATGGCGAAGAATAAGAAAACGGAGGCGACGGGCATTTTGATTGCCCGTCGTCCTATTTTGCACCTCTCTCGGCAGTATGCGCCCGGGGACGAGCTCCCCACCGACGACACCGCCATGGTGGAGGCGTGGGTGGAGCATAAGGCGGCGGCTTGGGAAAAGGTGAAACCCGGAGGCAAGAAAATATCCTCGGGCGGAGCTGCCACGGGAGACACAACTGAAAGCACCGTGTCAACGCAGACCGAGGAGGACGACAAGGAGGAGTAGCCAATGGGCGAGTTTCCATCCTTTAGGCAAATTGTCCGACAGGACATCCGCACGTCTTTTTTCAACGACCCGCAGGGCATCTTTTGTGACCCGGATGACAAACACACCGTCAACGGCCGGGAAATGGACGTGGTGGTGGATACGTTGGAACTGACCGAGCGGCGGCAAGATCGGCACGGGGAAAGCTTCGACGGTCTGTACAAGGGGAATATCATGATTTATGTACCTGCCGCACAGTTCGGCCCGAAACCCGCCGTGGGCGACCTGCTGGTACTGGATGGGCGGGCGCACTATCGTGTGGTAGATGCCACCAACGAGGACGGCGTGTACTCTATTGAGTTGGGGGCGTGGAAGTCGTGATTACAATCACTTTCGGCGAGACGGACATGGGTGTACTGATTAAGCAGGCATTGGCGCAGGTGCCAAAGCAGGCGAAGCAGGTTATGGCTTCGGCGATGACCGGCACAGCGAAAGAGGCACGGGATATCTTGGCCGCAAAGGCGCAGGAGACATACACCATTAAAACCGTTCGCTTTAATAGGGCGGCGCAGGTGAAACCTGCGTCGGCTTCTAGCTTGGAGGCATACATCAGAGCCAGCGGGCGGAGAATTGGGTCTACGAACTTCAAACACTCTGCAGGCCGAGGCGCACCGGCACGGTTGCAGGTGTTGCAAAGCGGGAGTTTGAAACCGCTCGGCGTTCCGGGCCGGATGGGATTTAAGGCCCGGCTCAACAGCGGGAATGTACACCTTGTGCGGCGGGAAACGACGGGGAGATGGCCGTTGAAGGTGTTTACCTCTCCTTCTGTCCCGCAAATGCTTGGCAGTTTGGAGCGGGTTATCAACCCGACGGAGCCGGAGATTTCTGAAATCCTGTATAAACACGTCAATGAGGCCATCGGAAAACTACTGGGAGGGACTGCATGACACCGACTTTTTTGCTTGAGGACATGAAGGCCGAGCTGGAGAGGTTATTTGCAGGCCACCGCCTGCGTAATTCTCTGGGCGACGAAAAGCCAATCGCCGTACATATCCAAGACCTGCCCATTCGAGAGGGGCCGGATCGGGATGGGTACGCAGACATGGACGTGAGCCGGGAGCAATTCGGCGAGGAGCCGAAGCCGCCGGAACCATATATCCTGTTGCGGGCGAAGACCGGCAAGATTGAGGACGCCGAGGCAGACCACCATGTGAGCGTGGTTATCCTCATGTGCGTAGCTGACAAGGAAACAGAGCGAAACGGGCATGTGGATGTATTGCACCTGATCCACCGCGTCTATGAACGGTTTGCCAAGAATCCTGTTTTAAACGACAAATACATCATGAACTATCCAGTTGACTGGAGCACGGTGGACGAGGATACATATCCATACTACTTTGGAGGGATGACGCTGGGGTTCAATATGGCGGCAATCAGGCGTATCCCACATTGGAACACATAGAAACGGAGGTTTGATTATGTCTGAAGATACAAAAAAGGCACCGGCAACGGAGCCTGACAAAAGGAAAACGACAGCGGCCAAGGCGGCGAAAGAGGCGGCCGAGGCTTTTGTCTATATCGGCCCTTCCCGGCGGGAAACGAAGCTCACCGAGGGGCGGATTATGACCGGCACGAGGGCGGAGGTGCTTGACCACTTTGCCGAGGAGGTTCGGCAGGTGCCGGAGGTGGAAAAGTTGATTGTGCCGGTTGCCGAACTCTCGGCCGCACGGGCACAGGTTCGGGCAGGTGGGAACCTGCTCAGTCATCTTTACGAGAAAGTAAAGGCCGCAGCGTTTTCTGTGGCGGCAACTGCGAAAGAAGAGGTGTAGAGAATGGCAAAGACATTTTTCCATGGAAACCGGGTGATTCGCCTGCCGGGGGCGGACGACCAACCGGCTATTGAGGTGACATCGGGTCTTACATTTGTCGTGGGGACGGCTCCTGTCCATACCGTGGGCGGGGCCGTGAATGAGGTGCTGCGCCTATCGGCTTTCCCGGAGGCGCAGGCGGCTCTGGGGTTCAGGGACTACAGAGACGAGGACGGCTGGGGCGGTTACACGCTCTGTGAGGTGATGGACAATCACTTTAGGGAGTATCGTGTGGGGCCGGTGCTGTTTGTCAACGTGTTGGATCCGGCACGGCACCGCCGGACGGTGGCACAAACTGACTATCCCGTCACAGACAGACAAGTCAGGTTGCCGTTTGAGGCGATTGCAGACACGATTGCTGTGCAGGGCGGTCAGCTCGGGGTGGACTTTGGCGTGTTCTACGACAGCGACGCCTGCGTGTTGGAAGTCATTACCGGCGGGATACTGGCCGGTGCGAGTTCTGTGCAGGTGGCCTATGATGCGGTGGATCCCGGCATGGTCACGAAACTTGATATCATCGGCGGGCAGGATGTGGCCACGGGCGCACGGAGCGGGTTTGAGCTGATTAGCAGCTGCATTCCGAGGCATCGGACGCTGCCGGGCACTATTATCTGCCCCAAGTGGTCGCTTGACCCGGATGTGGCGGCGGTGATGGATGCGAAGACCGTTATCAGCGGCATCCTCTTTGCCTCTGCGCTGGTAGACCTCCCGGCGGAGGCCGGGACGCATTATGCAAGGGTGCCGGGATTAAAGGCGGACGCGGGGAGTTTCACTTCCGGCGACATGACGCCTTGCTGGCCCAAGCTCCGGCGGCGGGGTAAGGTGTATCATTACTCCACCCACATGGCCGCTGTGATGGCACGGACGGACGCAGAGAGCGACGGTATCCCCAGCGTGAGCCCGTCTAATAAGCGGCTGATTGCAGATGCCGCCGTGCTGGATGACGGCACCGAGGTATTGCTGGAGTTGCCGGAGGCGAACTATCTCAACGCAAACGGGATTGTCACCGCACTTAACCTGACGGGCTGGGCAGTTTGGGGGAACTATACCGGGGCTTACCCGGACAGGAAGCATCCGCAATACGCTTTTCTCTCCGTGAATCGGATGTTGAAGTTCCTCGCTAATCGGATTGTTCTGGGCTATTGGGCCAGAGTGGACGAGCGAATGACCATGCGGTTTTTGGATTCTCTGGCGGATGAGGCCAATATTGAGCTCAATGGGCTGGTGCGCAACGACCACCTAATCAGCGGCAGAGTGGAGACGTTGCGGGAGGATAATCCGTCTGAAGATTTGATGGCGGGGATTGTGCGGCCACGTATCAAGGCGACGCCGCCCAGCCCGGTGCAGGAGATTACTTGGCTCTTGGAATACGACATGGCTGCTGTCATGGCGTTATTTGGTTAGGAGGATTCGGCGCATACGTTCCCTGCGGGGAACGTGTCTGTCCGCCTTTGGCGGACGATGCACCTTCGAAGGGGGACTAGTCCCCCTTCGACCTTCCCCCTAGCCTCCCGGCGGGGCTTTTAAAGAACAAAGGCTCGTAGTGGAGCGAGCCAATCACCGAAAGGAGTAATATATGCCGAACACAAATCAGAATATCGACATTGCAATCAGCAATTACGCTTTTTACAAGGGCGGAAACGAGTTTATTGGCGTGGGTGAGATTACCATGCCGCAAATCAACTTCGTGACGACCGAGGTGGAGGGAGCAGGTATTGCGGGTACGGTGGAGGAGACCATCGTGGGCTTTATTGAGACGATGGAGATGGGAATTGCGTTTAAGCTCTTCTCCGGCAATGCCATCAGCCTCTTGGAGCCGATTGACCACTTGGTGGAACTGAGGGTGGGCCATCAGGAGCGGGATCCGCTGGATCAGGCCTATAAGCAGCGCGGCTTGAAGCACGTTATGATTTTGCGGCCCAAGGGAACGAACCCCGGCCGGGTACGCAAAGCCAGCCCCGCCGACGCCTCCGGTACATACAGTTGCCGATATTGGAAGATGGAACTGGACGGGGCAACCGTGTTCGAGTTTGACCCGTACAACTTTATTTGCATTATCAATGGTGTAGATTATTTGGCGGAGACCCGGCGGGTGCTGGGTAAGGAGTAAGCATGACTTATCGAGGCCGCTTGTTTGGGCGGGCGGCCTCGGTGAAGTAAAAAGGTGTTTGCTTTTGCTGCTTTGTTTGTGGTAGGATGGGGGCAGGAAATTTTGGAGGGAGTTTTGGTATGCGGAGAACGGTTGCGGTTTTGTTGGTTTTGCTTTTGGTGGTTGGGGTGGTTGGGTGTGACGCGCCGCCGGCTTTTGATTCTAGAGGATTTCAAAAGGCTATAGAGGATGTCGTCTCGCCAGATTTGCTGAGCGACATCAGGCTCATAGGAACAACAGGATCTCAGGGTCGTACCCCTCTTAGTGCGTTTGTACAGCTATATCCGTCAATACTAGATGATGGTGCTGAAATCGCCACAAACCGTTTTGCAGACGTGGTGGTGGAGGTTCTCCCGATTATCCTGTTTGAGCTTGAGGAGCGGGAACGGGGGTTCTCTAATATAAGTTTTTCATTGATAGGAACCGACGAAAATGATTCTACTCTTCTAATAAGTTGGGACACAGGCAATGGAGTGTATGGAGATTACATAAACAATTTGCATGAACGTCATATTTTCGAGCGGGATGTTTCGATTGAAAAGCTACCCGGAAGAACCATTCCATTGCAGTTTTTAGATGCCGTACCAGCACCTGAAATTATCTTCAGTACACCTGCAAGCGAGAACGGACTGGGAGATACGCAGATGTACATTACTGGGACAGTTGTCAGGTTTCCACAACGTAGCAGCGGATCGTGGTATCAGCCTATGAACTTACTCACAGATTACGGAAGCATGAGGGTTCTGTCTCGTCCGCCAAGTCGCTTCAATGGATTAGCTGTAGGAGACCAAATCAGAGTTGAATTTATGTATTTGGGTATGTCCACAGAATATGACGTCCCAAACGGGACACTTCTTCATTTTGAGTTTTTAGAGGTTGCGGATGACAGGCATCCTCAAATATTCGACTAATAATTTGACAATAAAAACGTCTCTCCTGTTGGTGAGACGTTTTGTTTATAAAAAATCAACGATGAGGCCACTCCTAGCGGGGTGGTTTTTTCGTGGAAAAATTAAGGAGGAAGAAAATGAAATACACGCACAAATTTGACCCGCCCTTTGAGCATGGGGGCAAGACGTATGAGGAGATGGTATTTGACTTCGATAGTCTCGACGGAACGGCTATGGTAAATGTCGAGCAAGAGGCGAAGGCACTTGGTGAAGGACACCTTGTCGCAGAGTTCGATAAAGCGTATCAGTATCGGCTGGCCGCAAAGGCGGCGGGGGTCAGCAGCGACATGATTTTGGCCATGCCGTTGCGGGACTTTAACCGTATCACCAACAGGACGAGAAGTTTTTTAATCGGTTTGGCTTCCTTGCTCCAGGACAAGGAGACGGAGGCCACGGAGGAGACTGTTCCACCGGACGAAGAATAAGAGAACAGGCGGGCATCGTGGCGGCGGGATTCCATACGGATATCTCGTTTTTTCTTGCCCTGCCGCTGTCTGAGTTTGCCGAGTGGATTGCCACATACAATTCTGTTTTTGCGAAAAAGGAATAGCGTTCAGGTGTCCTTGGCCTTAACCCCGCCGGAGGCTAGGGGGAAGGTCGAAGGGGGACTAGTCCCCCTTCGAAGGCGCATCGTGAGCAAAGCGAACCCATGTTTTCCGCATCGAACGAGACTTGTATTTGCGGATGGTTTTTCCGCAAATGCTTAGTCGAGTCCATACCCGCAGGGGTGGAAAACATATGCGACTTAAAGGGAGTGAGTTCGGTGTCTAGGTCGAAAGAATATGAGATGTTATTCAAGCTCAAGGCCGCACTAGACGGTTCCTTTGATGGGGCATTCGGGCAGGCGACGAGTACAATAAACGAACTGCAGGGCGATATCCGGGAAATGCAGGGCGTCATGAAAGACATCGGTGCCTATAAGCGGCAGCAGGCGTCTGTGACGAAGTTGCAGGCGGCCTTGGAGCGGTATCGGGCAGAGCTGGAATCCGCAAAGGCGGCCCAGCAGATGGCGGCGGGGACGGTTAGTGAGCTTGAGGGGAAGATTGGCGCGCAGCGTGACACCATCGAGCAGACCAAGGCCGACATCGCCCAGTATAGCGCAGAGTTGGCCATATTGGAGCGGCAGAAGGCGGAAACCGGGGACGCTTCCGGGGAATTGGCGGCGCAGATTGCCGAGACTGAGGCGAAGCTCGCTGAATCTAACCGGGCCTTGCAGGCGGAGAACCGGGAACTGGAGGAGATGCAGGGCAATCTCAATCAGGCGACCCAAAATGTTCTGCAATTTACTGACAGGGTGAATAGCAAGACGGATGCCGTCAACAAGACCGAAACGAGCTTGGAGCGGTCTAATGCTCGGCTGGGTGAGTTGGGGGATGCGCTGGAAAACGCCGGGGTGGACACAAGCAATCTGGCGGGCGAAACTGAGCGGCTGCGGATTGAGTTCGAGGCACTCAAAGAGGGAGCTGTTGGCGTATCGGAGGCTCAACCGGCCTTTGGGGATATGGCGGCGGACTTCGGCAAGGTGGCCTTGAAAGCGGGGGCCGCTGTGGTTTCCATTCGGCAGATTAGCCGAGCTATACGGGACAGTATTGGCTTTGCATCCGGGTTTCAGTATCAGATGAGTGCTGTGGAGGCACTTTCCGGGGCCTCTGCGGATGAAATGGAGCGGCTTCGGACGCTTGCCAGAGATATTGGGATGGGGCCGCTGCAATTTACCAAGCGGGATGCGGCCTACGCCATGGAGCATTTGGCGATGGCCAGCTGGAATGTACAGGAAAAGATGGCCGGGTTACCGTCTATCATGATACTGGCCGCGGCGGCCGGAGAGGATTTAGCCAACACGGCGGGGATTACAGCGGACTCTATGGCGGGCTTTAACATGGCAGCCGATGAGGCTGCTCGATTTACTGATGTATTAGCGGCTACAGCAGCCAATTCGCATACCAATGTATCTATGATGGGGGCTACGTTCCAGCAGGTTGCGCCGGTGGCCGGGGCTATGGGATTTGCCATTGAGGACACGGCTTTGGCGATTGGTCTTATGGCAAATGCCGGTATTAAGGGCTCCGCATCCGGTACGGCACTCAGAAATATCCTGACCAACATGGCAGACCCAACGGATGCACAGGCGGCGGCGATGAACCGCCTCGGCATCTCTCTCACCTATGCCGACGGAACGACAAGGGACTTGGGCGTGGTGATTGACGACCTGCGTAGTGCCTTTGCGAATTTGGATGAGACCCAAAAGGCACAATATGCCAGCACTATTGCCGGTCGGCAGGGGATGGCGGGGCTGCTCGCCATCGTGAACACGACGGAGGAAAAGTACAACAATCTGGCGGCAGCAATTGCAAACAGCGCAGGCGCAGCGCAAGAAATGGCGAATATTCGTATGGATAACCATGCCGGGCAGATGGCGCAATTGTCTTCGGCTTGGGAATCTTTGAGTACAAACCTTGGCGGTATGTTGCTGCCGGGGCTGACTGCCGGAGCGGGTATGTTGACAGGGCTGATTGGTGCTCTTGATGCGGTGCTGTCCGGGGCGATTTGGGATCATACAACTGCTACGCAGGCGTTTAACGACTTGATAGACGACGGGTTACCAGAACTGATTGGTAAGTATGAGGATTTGAGAGAGCAGATTCAGGGCGTCGGAGAAGATTCGGCAGAGGCGGCTGCGCTTGCGGGTGATTTACTCGAGGTACAGCAGGCGATTGTTGATTTGCTGGGTCTGAGCATTGATGTGTCCAGCTTGTCGCCCGAGCAATGGCAGGACATTATCATCCCGTGGACAGAATCTCTTGAACGTGCGGAGGCGTTAAATCATTACGAGCGTGTCCGAGAGTCCATCATCGCCATGAGAGAATATGGAAATGAAATTCAACGGGCTACGGATGCACAAGAAGGAATGAACGACGCACAAGCACGGCAGGCAGACCTGCAGGAAGATCTCAGAGCTGCGACTGATCGGCTCATGGAAATAGAACACGCCGCTGGATATCTCCGAATGTTCGAGCTGGAAGAGGCGTTCGAGAGAATCAATGCGTTTGCCAAAGACCGTGGGTGGGAAATCGGTGACTTCCATTACATGGACAGGGGCTTTGACATGTTCTTCGCAGAGGCACAGACCCGTGTCCACGACCTTGAAATACAACTGAATGATGGCAGCGCGGCGTGGGAGAGATACCGGGATCAAGCGTTAGAGGCAGGCATCGCATCGGAGACGGCTATGAGCTTAATCCGAGGTTTGTATAACGATGGTTTGGGCCTTGAAGAGATACTTGCACTTGGGCCTGAGTTTGCGGAATTTGCTGATGATATCAAAAGGGCTTTGGGCTATGCCGCTGACGGCGTGGACGACCTCACGGCGGCCAACGAAGAGCAGGCGAACAGCCTGTACACGCTGATTGGGATTGTCAACCGGTATGCCGATGCTATCTACGATGCCTACAGGCGGGCGCACGATGCGGCCTATGTCTCCCTTACAGGGCAAATTAACCTGACCCGTGAGTTCGGCGGGGCGACTGAGACCACGTTTGCGGATATCATGTCGTCCGCTGAGAGTTGGCGGGACGGGATGAACGGTTTTAACCGTGATGTGCAGGCCGCTTTGGCTATGGGCTTAGACCCTGCACTTGCCGAACGGTATTTTTCCAGCTTTACGCCGGACTCTGCCGGAATTGCGGCGGCACTCGTTCAGGGCGGCGCAGAGGGAATCGCTGAGTTTAACGAGATGATGAACACAGAACTTTCCGGGGCGGCTAGTGGGCTGGCGGACACCGTGGCCTCGTTCAATGGGGAGTTTATAGACGAAGTTGAGCGCATGATGCTGTCTGCGGCGGAAGCCGCCGGAGAGGGTGCCGAGGAGATGATGGCTGTCATTGTGCAGGCCATTGTGGACAACGGCGGTATCATCACGGAAGCCGAGGTTGAGATCTTGCGGGCGGCACATACTGCGGCGCAGGAAGCTACGGCTGATGATGCTGCGGCTGTCGGTGAGGAGACTTCCTCCGGGATTGCACAGGGCATACGGAACAAAGGCGGCGAGGTTGGTTCTGCGGTCGCTGCCGTCGTCCGGGCGGCCTTGGAGCGGGGGCGGAGGGAGTTGGATTCAAACTCTCCGTCTCGTGAAGCGGCGAGGCTGCTGGGTGTACCGTTTGGCGAGGGAGTTGAAGTCGGTATCTTGAGTAAGATAGAAGATGTCAACCGGGCCATGGCGGCCATGGTAGGCAGCGAGAACTACAGAGAGGCACAGCAGGCGGTGCAGAGCGAAGACTATCGGGAGATTGTTGCCTTGCATCCGGCTTTGTTGGCTATGGCGAAGCCCAAACAACCTGCAGCGGCGATGGCGGCTGTGGCAGTACCGCCTGCGGCTCGTGGTGGGGACACCTATACTACTTTTGCTCCCCAGATTTACGTCACCGTCGAAGGTGGGGGCGGCGACAACATGGAGGAGCGAGCCAGAGCGGCCGGGGCTGAGATTACATCACAGTTGGATAGATGGTGGCAGAATAAGCAAGAGGACGAAAGGCGGCGGCGTTATGTCTAAGACCTACACGACGAAGTCCGGGGATATGTGGGATTTGATTGCGCATGAACAGATGGGGAGCGGGCGGTATACGCACCTGCTCCTCCGAGCCAATGCCAGCCTTTCCGATACCGTGGTGTTTTCCGATGGCGTGAAGTTGGTTATCCCCGAGGTTCCGCTTGCGGTGTCGGCTACGTTGCCGCCTTGGAGGCTTGGAGCGGGATGAGTAACAGAGACTTAGCCCGGCGGACTGCCCTCGGGGTGACATTCCGAGGAATTGACATCACCGATGAGACCCGTGCGCGAATTATCTCCCTCCAATACAGCGACTGTGATTCCGGCTTGACGGATGACCTGCAGATTGTGCTGCAGGACGAGGACAACACCATCATGGGTGAGTGGCTGAATACGGAGCTGGATAACAGGGCGCAACGTAACATGGCCAGGCAACAGCAAGCGGCCACGGCGGGCGCGGGCGGCATGATTTATACGGTGACGGCACGGAGCGGGCTCAGATATCGGGCGGGGCCGGGTACAAATCATGCGCATCTGGGAACGGCACCGCATGGGACACGGATTACGGTATTTAGCATCGAGAACCGCTGGGCTCGGGTGGCGTTTAACGGTGGGACGGCATTTATGTATATCGGCTGGCTTCGAGCTACGGGTGAGACCGCCTCGGGCGGTAGTGCGGCGGCAAGCGGCACGCCGGGTGGGCGGATTTACACGGTGACGGCTCGGAGCGGGCTTATTTATCGTGCAGGGCCGGGTACAAATCATGCCAGACTGGGAGCGGCACCGCACGGGACACGGATTACGGTGTTCGAGATACAGAACGGCTGGGCTCGGGTGCTGTTTAACGGCGGGACGGCGTTTATGTCGGCCTCTTGGCTTCGAGCCACGGGGGAAGTCATCGCCGGGACACCGGCGGCAGATGTGGAGGATGATGAGAGCGGGTTTGCGGAGAAAAATGCGAACTTTTCCGCTACCATCATCCGGCGCAACTGGCGGGGTGACGGCTTGGATGATGCGCTGGATTGCGGTACATTCGAGCTGGACACCGTGACCATGGACGGGCCGCCGCAGACGGTTACGCTCAAAGGGACAAGTTTGGACTTTTCGTCCTCGGCCCGGCAGGTAAAGCGGAGTCGAGGGTGGGAGAATATCACCCTGCAGGCGATAGCCGAGCGCATGGCACGGGATGCGGAGTTTACGCTGATGTTTTTATCGGAGCGGAATCCTTTGTATACTCGGCGGGAACAGATAGAGCAGCCGGATATTGAGTTTTTGCAAAGCCTTTGTGATGCGGCCGGGATTAGTCTCAAGATAACGAACGGGCAGTTTGTTCTGTTTGATGCAGCCGTTTATGAACGAGCGGATGCAATCAGAAGATTTGTGCAAGGGGACGGGACATATGACCGCTACCGCTTCACGACGGGACTTGCGGGGACGGCGTATAGTGCCGCCACGGTGCGGTATACGACGACTGCGGGCGAAACCATCGAGGCGACATTTGTCCAGCCGGGGTTCGCTTACGATGAAGACAACGTCCTCATTATCAACGAAGAGGTCGCATCACACAGAGAGGCCCTTGATTTGGCTAGGCGTCGCCTGTGGGCGGCCAATCGGGGCGAGACTACCGGCGTTTTCACGATGGAGGGTGACGTTGGGATGGTCGCCGGGCGGACGATTGAGGCCGAGGATTTTGGGGCCTATGACGGGAAGTATTTTATTGAGCAGTCTACACATACGGTGGACGCTACGAACGGGTATCGGACGAGTATTGCCTTGCGGCGGGTGATTGAGGGGTATTGGGATGATACAGCAGATGGGCAGCAGGGCGGACAGACCTATACTGTCGTTTCGGGCGACAGCCTGTGGAGGATTGCCCAGCGGTTCTATGGCAACGGTGCGCAATGGCGTAGAATCTTCGATGCGAACCGGGATGTAATCGAAGCGGAAGCCCGGCGACGGGGCTTTGCGAACTCGAACAACGGAAACCGAATTTGGCCGGGGACTGTACTTGTGATTCCATAAAGGAGTTTTGCCGATGCGTATAGGGACGGTAATTTCGGTGAATCTGTCCGCCCGTACTGCACGAGTGCGGTTTGGTGACCTAAAAATGCCAAGCGGAGATTTGCCGGTGATGCGAACCCCTCCATTGGTGCAAATTGCACCGGGCGGACAGGAAGAGGTGCATGGGCATGGCGTGTCTGTTAGCCCATGGATGCCACAAGTGGGCGACACGGTGGTGTGCCTATACAAAGAAAACAGCAAAGGGGCCGGAGTTATCATCGGCGGCCTGTAGGAGGTGCTGATATGGTAATCGGGAGCTTGGGGGATGTGGCTTTTTACGTTGAACCCGACAAAATCAAGACAATCCGCCGGATGTCTTGGAACAGTTCGGCAAAGTACAGCAGCCATGACAGGCATATGAACCGACCAAAAAGAGAGTTCACCGGCTTGGATGATGATGCGATTCAGTTTCGGATGCGGCTTTCTGCATTTCTGGGAGTCAACCCAATGGATGACATCAGGAAGCTTTTTCATTATGAACGGAGCGGGACAACATTGCCTTTGGTCGTTGGCACCCGAGCGTGGGGCAAATTCCGTTGGGTCATATTAAGTCAAAACCGGGACATAGAGCAATTTGACCGGGAGGGTGACCTGCTGGCAGTTGACCTCAACATCAGCTTGGGGGCTTACACGTAGGAGGGTGCCATGCGGTATACAGTCAGCAGTAATCAGCTCAAAAAAGTGAACTTAGCACCGGCCACGAAGGCCGAGGAGATTTTACAAAATATTCTGGTCATTGTTGCATCCATATCAGGGTGCAATTGTTTGGCCAGAGACATTGGGATTCGTGGGGACTATAAAGGGCGGCCACTTAGTGCGGTGCGGTCTTTCATTGTGGGGCAGGTGCATGAGCAGATATTCCTGCATGAACCCCGGGCAGAGGTGGTGAGTACGACAGTATCGGAGAATCACTTGACCGGGGAACTACAGATAACGTTGGAGGTGGAGATTGATGCAACGTGGCTATCCTGATATTAACTTTTTTAATGCGGATTCTGATGGGTTGGTGTCGGACTTTGTGGCGATTTACGAGCACATCGTAGGCCGCACACTCCGCCCGGCGGATCCGGTACGATTGGTTTTTCTGACCATTGCGGGTGTTTTAATTCAGACGATTGAAAGCTTCAACTGGGCGGCAAAGCAAAACTTGCCGAGGTTTGCCGAGGGGAAATTTTTGGACAGCTTGGCAGAGGTATTCCACAAAGTTGGTGAACGGTTGGCGGCCACGTCTGCGACAACTGTTTTGCGCTTTACTGTGGAGACCGGACCGGGTTCTGTCGTAATCCCGGAAGGAGTGGGGGCCTCTACAGTAGGCGGAGATGTAGTTTTTGTCACAACACAGACAGTAAGCGTCCAGTCTGGCACAACGGAGGTGGATGTCCCCGCCGAGTGTGTGCAGGCAGGAACTATCGGTAACGGATTTATGCCCGGACAGATTTGCAGGATTTCCGGCGATTCGTTTTCTGGTTTCCAAGCTGTGAAGAACATAACCGAAACAGGCGGCGGTAGTGAAGCGGAAGACGATGATGCTTACTATGAGCGGATGCGGCTTTCAATGGAGGCGTTTTCTACCGCCGGACCCGCAGAAGCGTATGAGTTTTTTGCACGGACGGCCAGCGGATTGGTCAGCGAAGCGAGGGCGACTTCCCCCGCCCCGGCAGAAGTGGTGGTACGGATTCTGCTTCAGGGTGGAGAGATGCCAACTCAAGAGGTTTTGGATACAGTAGAGGCGTATCTTTCAGACCGCACACGGCGGCCGTTGACGGATCATGTTACTATATGTGCGCCGGAAGCCGTGCCGTTTGATGTGGAGTTTACTTACTGGCTATCGGCAGTCTCGTCCAAACCGGCGGAAGTGGCTCGAGAGGATATTCAGACGGCGGTAAACGAATATGTGCTCTGGCAGCGGTCAAGGATTGGACGAGACATAAACCCGTCTGTACTCCACGCCATGGTCATGGATGCCGGAGCAAGGCGGGTCGAGATAGTCCGGCCTGTGTTCAGAGCCTTGGACGAAGAATCTGCCGCAGTACCCGGAAACATAGCAGTACACCCCGGAGGGATTGAGCATGATTAAACTGACGGATCTGCCTGCCTCGCACCTTGTCCCGCACGCTTTGCAGAAAGACCCGTCCATTGTGGCGATTGCGGAGGGTATTGCTACAAAGGTACGAAGTCTGGCAGCGGAGCGGGCGCGGATGATTATCTATCCCCGAATTGATGAGCTGCCGGAAGAGTTGCTGGATATTCTGGCTTACGATATGCACGTAGAGTGGTATCAGGAAGATCAGCCGATCGAGGTCAAACGGTCACTTATTAAGGATAGCGTCCGAGTACACATGACCAAGGGAACACCGGCGGCGGTAGAAACTGCGGTCGGTGCTGTTTTCCCGGGAGCTAGGGTTGAGGAATGGTTTGAGTATGACGGGTTGCCGTATCGTTTCCGTGTCACGGTGGGTGTGGGAACTCAACTCACAGAGGAAGCTACTGCAGAGGCTTTGCGTATGGTTGCACAAACAAAGAATCTGCGTAGTCATTTTGATTGGATTGTGCTGGAACACAACACCCACGAATCTCTCAACAGATTTACCCACGCTGAACTGGCGGCACTAACCCAATATCAACTGCGAAACGAGGTGTTAAGTGATGGATAAAACGCCAAACTTGGGGCTAAACCAGCCTCGGCAAGAAGATTTTTATGATGTTGACGTTTTCAACGAAAATGCAGGCATTTTGGATAAGGCGGTTACCGATGCACGAATTGCCGCCGACACAGCTCAGGATACTGCCGAGGGCCGCGCGCCCTTGTCACATCGTCACGGGTGGAACCAAATCGACAACCCGCCGCCTATACCGCAACCGGCGACAACCGCCCCGCCCGCATCGACGAACGCAGCGGGCGTCCCCGGAACGAGCACACAGTTCGCCCGCGGAGACCACAGGCATCCGCCGGGGACTCCTGCGTCACATACGCATGATTGGAGCCAGATAACGAATCCGCCGCCGACAGATGCACCACCCGCCGCTCCCACGCCTGCGGAGATGGACACGCCGAATGATACGCATATCACGATTCGGAGTTGGTCACCCGCCAACTTAGTGCGGGCGGTCAGGGGTGCGCTCTTGACCGGCCTCGACACCACAGTAAATGCCGCTATCGTGGCTACAGATAGGGTGCTTGTTGCATTTGGGAAAGCACAAGCGCAATTGAACAGCCACAATACGAGGATAACTACGGCGCAGGCGACGGCGAATCAGGCCAGCACCGTCGCCGGCAATGCACAGAGTACGGCGGGTCAAGCCATGCTCGATGCGGCCTCGGCACAAGAGACAGCGGACGAGGCGTTGGCCGCCGCCGAACATGGCACAGGCCCGCCCCGCGTTATCCACGTTGCCCTGTGGCATCGAAGCCAACACGCACCGATACAAGACCACCAACTTATCCTCACCTTTGAACGCCCTACGCCCGCCGGGCATTGGGTAGGTTTC